CTTTAGCAGCGTTAGCAGCTTTAGCAGCGTTAGCAGCTTTAGCAGCGTTAGCAGCTTTAGCAGCGTTAGCAGCTTTAGCAGCGTTAGCAGCTTTAGCAGCGTTAGCAGCTTTAGCAGCGTTAGCAGCTTTAGCAGCGTTAGCAGCAGCGTTTCCTTCTAATAGCTCACGATTACCTTTCATAAGAAGATAGGTAATTACCAAATATACAATAGTATGTAAAATTAAACCATTTGTTGTTGGACATCCTGTAGGACTCGCAACCCAATCACCTAATACACCTCGCATGACTTTGTAAGTTTCTGGATTAGCAACAATAAAAAAGATTAGAGCGGCTAAAAGAGAGATGCGAACTTTTGTACTCAGCATTATTGTTTTTTTTTTGTTATACTGTACCACAACAGAAAAAATTTACTTAAAAGAATCCGGCGTTACTATAGTATAACAAAGAAACAACAACAATGGCGCAACAAATCATGAAGTCTACCTCTTTCCAGCCATCTACTATGACCTTCTCCAAGTTTCGTAAGAACAAGCGAGGGGGTGGAACTCTGTATATTAATGGTCCTGAAAACAAGAAGAAGTATATCCAGCTACCCTATATGCGTGCTCCTTTTGGTGTCAGCAGTTTTACTGATGATACTACTGGAAACACATCATATAGCCTCAATCTGTCTTTTGACAGTAACGATCCAGCGCTGTGTGAATTCCAAACTAAGATGGAAGAATTTGATAACCTAATTTGCGATATGGTTGCAAAGAACTCAAAGGAGTGGCTTGGTAAGCAATACAATATTGCTGTTATCAAGGAAGCTCTCTACAAGCCGATGGTTATTCAAGGCAAGACAGTTGGTGACACGACCTATTCACCAACCATGAAGCTCAAGGTTATGTACAATAAGAACAGGGAAGAATTTGAGTCAGAAGCCTACAATGCAGCTCGTGAACGCATTCCAGTTGATTCAATTGAGAAGAATCAGAAAATAATGACCATCATTGACATCAACCAGATTTGGTTCATTGATAACAAGTTTGGAGTGAGCATGCGTTTTCAGCAGGGTATTGTCGAGGAGTCTCAGAAGCTTCCTTCATTTGCTTTCCAGGGACTTGATGATGTTGGTGATGATGATGACGGGGTAGATTTTGAGTAAAAAAAAAACAATAAAACAAAAAAATAAAATAATAATAAATATTATTAATACAATAAATGGGTAGAAATAATATTTATAACAGGAATGTTGGAAATTTAACAAATGAGATGTATGAAAATATACCGAAAAATAAACGAGTTGCATTAGGTGCTGAACTTGTTGCAGCGTTAGGTGCTGATGGGTGCTTCCCCGAAAAAAAACTATATAAAATAACCAATTCAACCGGTAAATCTGGCTTTAAGTTACGTGAAATTATCACAGAAACGCCAGTTAGATATATAAATTATGCCAAAGGTTCAGTCCGTGGTAAAGGTACAGCAGAAGTTGCGTCTGGAAATGAAGGTATTGTTTATATTGGTTGCTTAGATGCTAATTGTGAAAAAGAAATTGCAATCAAAAAGGTTCCCAATCCAGACGTAGGTGGTAACTCACACGATGCCATCGTGGCTGCCGAAAGAGAATTTGATAATTTAAAGAAAATTCATACATCATCTGATCATGTTGTTACTCCGTATTTATTTACAAAGTGCGGCAATTCTGCTTACCAATATGTAGAATATTTTTCAGGTGGCGAATTAAAGAAGTGGATGAATACAAACAGATTACGCCCTGAGCATTCTAGAAATATTGTTTTTCAAATAATATTTGCTCTCAAACAAATACAAGCAAAATATCCATCATTTAGGCATAATGATCTTCATGTGGGAAATATTTTAGTCAATGATAAAGCAAGTGCAAGTGGATATACTATATATGACAATAAAAAAGTTAAAAACATTGGAGTAAAAGTTGCTATTGCTGATTTAGGTTATTCATCTATTAATAATAATTACGATTATGACTATAGACTAAAACATCAATATGGTATGAGCGGCGACAACAATAAAATGTATGATTTACATTATTTTTTAAATGCTCTTTATGCGGAATCTAAAGATCCACAGCTTAACGCATTTATTAAAGATGTAATCGGTGTAGATTATTTAGGACGAGGTTCCCCAATGTCAAAAAAGATTCGAGAGTGGAGATTGGCATATCCATTTACAAAAGATACAGTTTTTCTATCATTTGATGAAATTTTGAATCATTCATATTTCGACGTGTACAACAAACAAAAATCCCCGTCACCGGTAAAATCCCCGTCACCGGTAAAATCCCCGTCACCGGTAAAATTTAAGCGCCCAACTATTAGACCAAGGCCAAAACAACCAACTATTAGATATAACAGAAACACATTATTGAGACTACAACCAGCGGGAATAGGTAATCTTAAGTTACCTCTTGGTTTAAAACCAAATAATCATTTATTATTATTTCCTAATCTACCAGCTCCGAGACCGCCAGCTCCGAGACCACCAGCTCCGAGACCACCGAGACCGCCGCGACCGCCAGCTCCGAGATCGCCAGCTCCGAGATCGCCAGCTCCGAGAAAAAACACGGCGGCCAGATGTAAGCCAAAACGACCCGTGAGTCTATGTGGGAAAACCGTGAAACCTCAACACGGTATAGGTGTAGAAAGAATGACTGCGCGCGAGATGGCGGTCTTTATAATGGAGCATGCACCCGATGATGTTAAAGATAAGCTCCGTCAAATGAATAAAGCTTCGCGTTCACAATTATGTTTTTTACTGCAGCAGTTCTCTGAAGGTAAAAAATTAATGCCGCCACATAAAATAAACCAGAACCGCCGCCCAACAACGCCAAATAATGTAAGACGTAATAGATTAATTAAAATGGCTAGAAACCATATTCAGATGACCGGTAAATTAAACAGAAATACAATTATTAAGGTTCAATCATATCTTTCTAAAGAAGAGTTATGTAAATTTATACAAGACCAACAACAAATACTCAAAAGAAAATTAGCAAGTGAAAAAGCTGCAAAGCTTCTGGTTTTTGCACACGGGAAAAAATCTAATCCTACATCCAGAAAAAATACTAAAACAACATTCGTTTTACCAAGTAAAAATAATCGTTTAACAAAAAATAACAAGGCCGCTGTAGAAAAACTAAAATGGGAAATTCATTCTACTTTATTTGCTAAACTAACAGCGAATGCTACAAAAGCAGCCAATAATGTAGCCGCTGCAGAAAAAGCTCATGGAAATGCAAAAACTAAAAATACTCAAGCTATATTAACTGCTGCAAGAACAACACAAATTCGCGCAAATGCAAATTTACAAAAAGGTCAAAACGATTTAGAACTCCAAATCATGGCTGGAAATTTAGCGAAAGCGCAAATAAAAGAAGAAAAGCGTTTAGCGGAAGAAAGATTAAAGATAATTTTTAAAAGGACTGGTCTCAATTCAAATTCTAATTCACCTAGTCCAGGACCGAGAACACCCGGTCTGGAAATTAATTCAGTTGTAAATCAATTGGTTAATAATGCGTTGTTGGGAACACCTAAAAATTTATCACGTGTTGTTGAAAAAATTAAAGGATTAAAAAACAAAAAACTAAACCCTTTAGCATTTACTGTTGGTACACCACCCGAAAAACTTAATTTGAAACCAAATCCAGTTGCACCTCGCCCGGTAGTTTTTTCTCAACCAAAGAAAAAGACAACAGGAAAGGGAAGTAAATTAAATAAATTTCTAAGAGGAACGACCAAAAAAACAACAAAAAATGTTAACCACATTTTGGTAAAACCAACTTCTAAAACTACTTATTCAAGAAATAATAATGGGAGAATTAGAATAAATCCACCAGGTGGAAGAAGTAGACTATGTGAAACTATGTCTAAACCGGAAATTGAGGTGTATCTGCGTATAAAAGGTATAGTAATTCCTGATAAAATTAATGGTAAAAAACCTACAAAAGCTAAGTTGTGTGAATTACTAATGGCATAAAAAAAAATATTTATTTATATAAAAAAAAAATGCGAATGAATTGGGAACTAAATTTAGACTCGGCAAATCTTAGAGATGCACGAACTTATTTTAACAGATATTGTGAACTACTTAGAAGGAATCGTAATTATCGAAATATACCCCTATACCCAGTAACTTATTTTATAATGCAAAGAGATCCCGTGTTCAAGAATAATTTAAACGGTGATTCAAAAGGCGCTATCCTGGAGTGTTCAGGCGCCCCCCTCGTAGTTTCTGCAGATTTTCAAATTTATTTAATATGTGTGCTGGATTATATACCGCCGGAACGTATTAATAAATCAAATCCCAACCCAATTACCCGAACAGAATTAAAAAAAAACCCAACCAAATTTAAGAGAGGAACTAATCATTTTATTTGCGCTGTAAAAATGTATACTAAGTTATATTGTTTTAATTCGTGGGGAAGCGGTAGTTTCAAGATAGATATAAAAGCATACGAGGCGGTTAAGAATTATGTAAATTCACGCCCCTTGTCATCAGACAAAAAAATAAAAGATATTGTGGTGTATAATGGACCGTCATTGCAGTGCTTCCAAGGTTCGGCGGCTAATACATCTTTTTTATTACCTAATACCAATCAAGAAATTAAAGGTGGCTTCTGTGGAATAATATCATTTGATTTTATAATTCTTATGTCACTTTTGTATGCTCAAAAACAAATACCTAGAACTAAAAATGCTTTCAATAATTACGTTTCTCAATTAGGTGTGCACGGTATTATGTATGGAGGAACAGAAAGGGCCACACCGGCATCAAAAAATAAGTCTGCACCTATTGCTCGATTACTTAACTTCTTGGGCCAATCAAAAATGTTTAGTCCAGACAATCCAAAAGCGCGTATAGCTCGGAAAAACGTTAGACCATTAGCTAGTTTTATATCAGCAGCACCAGCACCAAACACAGCAGCTCGCCGAAACACACCACCAGCACCAAACACAGCAGCTCGCCGAAACACACCACCAGCACCAAACACAGCAGCTCGCCGAAACACACCACCAGCACCAAACACAGCAGCTCGCCGAAACACACCACCAGCACCAACCCCTAGGGAATTTATTTTGACTATTCCGACGTCTCGAGGTTCTGAAGCTGCTTTTGTACGAGTGCGGGGCGGGAAAAATGTGGTAATGGCCACATTATATAAAACAAACTACAACAAATTAAAAAACAGTACGATTCGTTCTGTGAACAGACGAGAACAATTTGAGATTATATATAATAACAACAGATTTGGGGGGGATTATGTTGTTCCATTTAAATCTATTTATAGAAATATGAACAATGAACGAATTCCAATTATCAATTTCTAACTTCCACCGCTTCCGCTCAGGCTGGTGGTGTATCAACACAGGCGCTCGAGCGCCTGGGCCAGATATTTACTGCCAATCAAAATAATAAAAAAAAATATATATTATATTTTATATAAAAAAAACATGAAGAATCAGAAATTATTGATAGTTGTATTAATAGGATTAGTATTTCTTTATTTATTAAATTTCCGTATGACAGCTTGTAATTGTGACGGCGGTAGCGGTAGCGGTAGCGGTAGCGGTGAACACTGGACTGTTTACGGGACCAACGGATGTGGATGGACTCGTAAGCAAATAGACCATATGAAATCAAATGGAATACCGCATACATATATTGAGTGTGACAAAAAAGACTGTGGTGAAATCACAAGTTACCCAACTTTAAAAAATTCAAGTGGTAAAGTAATGGTGGGATTTAACAAGATTTGATAAGACCAGTGATACCGATTCCACATAGTTGCTCTCTCAATAGCTTTGGCTTGAAGTAACTTCAAGTTCTAGTGGGCTGGTCTGGCCTTCAGCAACTAAAAAAAAAATATTCAATTAAATTATAAAAAAAATGGAGCAATTAACTTTAGGGAAAGTATACCCAGCAGGAGGGCGAGGGCGTTACAAAAAAGGTGGTAAAATTCCAAAAGCCGGTCTTTACATACTCCATAAAGGTGAAGTGGTTGTCCCTGCTCACCGTGTCAAGACTGTTGACAAGGCTTTGAAAAAAGACGGTAAAAAACCACTCAAAAAAGTATGTAAAAACTGTGTACTCACTAAAAAACAATTAACGGTGAGACGCGTTTCTTCTACGAGAGCGCGTCGGTAAAACCACTAAATAAAGAGGTTAACTTTGTTTTGTTGATTTTTGACAGACACGAGTTCCTTTTGGCATTTTTTTAATATTTAGTTAGTTTTTTTTTCCTGGTATAATATTAAAAATGAAAAATAAAGTAAAAAAATTACCAACGTCTGGATCTGAGGCATTATTTGTATATGATGATTGGATTAATAATAAACGAGTAAATAATTGCTATGCCTATGCTGTAAATGACCTGAGAACTTATAGGGCGCGTAAAAGTGTGCCAGGTAATCGGTCTGGGATGTCGAATCTTCCTCATACCTATACCCATTGCAAAGGTTTAACCAAACGTGTTATCTCTGACAATCCTAAAAATGTCTACAAAACAAAAGCTTGTAAAGCATGCAAACCAGGATTTTATAAAATCATGATGTTTACTGCTAAGAAATCTAAGAATTCATTGCTCAATGATCCATATGGTGATTTTCATTTTTTTAAACAGCATAATGAAATCAGATACAAAGTAAAAGATGGAGATACTGCCTATAGCATTGCTAAATTTTTCGATGTCCCAATCAGTAGAATCAAAAAACATGCCCCTTTTATTGCTGGTAAAAAGATTCAATTTAAAGTAAATACATGGAGTCACAAGATGGGTTGGGCAACCGGACCGTTGCTGACGGATGCGTGCGGTAAAGCAATTAAAGATCCTCGCAAAGCGTGTAAAAACTATTCTTTCAATTACAAAAATTATTGTAGTTCAATGTGTGTTCGAAAGAATGCCGTTAAGGCTGGAAAGAATTCCCATATCACTCATCAAAGATTCTAAATCTTCATCTTCGTCTAAATCAAATGTGATGTGAGACATGTATTCATCTAAAAAATTTTCATTCTGACCTATTCTATCCAAAATGGTAAAAATTGTTTCTGGGGAAACGTTAATTAAATTTGAAGTTTCTCGTCTGTTGTCTTCAATTTTTATAGTCACGGTATATTTTGAAACGTCAAATTTTTTTCTACAGACTGGGCATGTATTTTTTCCAATTTCTTTCCAATCGTTAATACACGAAGTATGGAATAAATGTCCACACCAAAGTTCCCGTGTTCCCCGTGTCCTTTTAATTGAATTTAAACAAATTGCACAAGTGTTTTCGTTGTTTTTATTATGTAAATGACAATTTTTACCATTTTTACAAGGAGTTCCATTTTTTGTCAGGGATTCACAATTAGACATTAATAGATATAAAAAAGTTTTTATTTTATTTTTACAATATTAACGACGTCGTCGTCTTCCTAATTCATACTCGTATGTAGCCATCACGTCTCTATATTTGTCTCGCATTTCATCTTCTATTTTGTTTTTAAATAAAATAATGTCATCTTTTATTTGGGACTGTCTACAAATTGGGCATTGATCTGAAGTAACAAACCAATTTAAGATACACTTTAAGTGATATGCGTGACCACAATTGAGACGTTTTGTTTGTGCAGAATTAGTACTCGGTACTTTTTCAAAACAAATTAAACATGTCTGTTTTAGATGTTTTGAACAGTAGTTATCCATTAAAATATTATTCTTGCATTTCGCGCCATCCGGTTTAATCCAATCACATGACATATTTTTGAATTATATTATAAATGAGTTTATTTATTTCAATTTCTGACCCACATCCATCTACAATGTATTTGTCACATAAAACTTTTTCATTAAACATTTTTCTATATTTTGAATCAAGGGATTCAAGATATTCATAACTAACCGATGTATCACCTTCTTGTTTTCTATTTTTGACACGTGAATAAGCTATGTGTACTGGTGTATCAATATAAATATAAACGTCTGGCATCCATGCATTATTATTAAAAGCTGTTGTATAGACTTTGTCTTCAAGTTCAGTTTTTTCCATAATTTCCCAGAAAACTTCTTTTGAAGAAAGAGGACTTCTCTCGTAAATTGCAAATCCTGGCAAAGTTTTCAAAGTTTGTAAAATTAACATTTGAAATAAAAACCCCCATCGCGCTGGGTCACTATAATATAAATCAAGTGGCCACTTTTCAAGTGGTTCGCGTTGGACCGTAAAACCCCTTTTTTCAAGTAAATTAAGTTGGGTTGATTTACCTGATGCAATATTTCCATCAATTACAATTTTCATTTTATTTCAAAGAAAGAGTTTCAAAGAGTTATTATTATTTCAAAGAGTTACTTTTTTAACTAACTACCTACAGTCTTCTAGAATACAAATTTTTTTAAAGATACTTACGATATCTTGGTGGCGCAGCTCTTTTTAAATTTGATTTTTTTCTGGAAGAATTTATGTTAAGCGCCGGAATAATTTGGTGATTGGTTATATATTTTGGTATTGGGCTTTGTTTGTTTCGCAACAAACCAGCTTTTAGTCTATTTGTATTTGTTTTAATTCTTCTTTTTTGGGAGAGAAGACGTCTGAGCTCTGTTGAATTCAATATTACCCGTAAATTGCTGTTATTTACAGGGTTGTTTTTGTGGTATACTTTTAAAACCCTGTTCCACATCGCGCGTTCTTGTTGCGGAGTTAAACGAACCATACGCACCGTTGGACATTCCGCCGTCTGATTCCATGTGGTGATTAAACTCTGAACATTTTGTTTGGACCACTCGAGTGGATATTGATTTCTGTAGTATTTTCCCATTTCACGAATTAATTTGTTCTGATTCCCTCCAACTAAATACGCAAGTGGACACTCTCCATTATTACGCAAGTCTACTAAATTCTGTGCTGTGTGTTTTTGTAATCTTCTACGAGGCAAAATAAGATGATTCATGTTTTTTATAAAATAAGAAAATAAAATAATACTCTTTTTAGTCAATCTCAATTGGTTAATTTAGTAAGTATCTGGTGGTACCTTCAATAAAGGTTTGTTACAGGATTGACACTGGTTTGCGAAGTTGTTGGGACGTTTCACCTGACCAGTGTGTTGAAGATTTTCAATCTTCTGGACAACTTGTGGACCCTGTTGTTGTAAAAGTTGACGATACGCATAGTTATCTTGGTAAGCAATGCCATGAGTTTTCATGACATAATCATTTAAAAGTTGAGCAGATGTTCCAATAGTAAAACATCTTCCATCAGCCATACCTAATCTCTGTGACATTTTTTGCGTTGTTTTTATATTTTATATTTATATTTTTTTTACTGAACTATAACTGAATTTTATTGTTGGAACGAGTCAATTTCCAAGAATGAATGTTTTTATTTTGTAAGAATTTGACAAAGTCTGGAATTTTGTAACCCAAAAAAATATCAAAAAGTTCAGAATTTTCTATTTTTTCAGTTTTGATTGTATCTTTATTTTCAAAAATCACATGATTGATGATGTTGTATGCAAAAACAATCTCCTTGAGGGTTTGTGCACCTGTAATAATTATTTTACCTGTACTGAAAATACTTACAGTAATTTGTTTCATATCTGCAGCTGGCTTAAACTTGATGATGGCTGCAGAGTACTTTTCTGGATTGTAGGTTACCTTAAACATGTGTTGATTCGAAAAAACTCTAATCACTTCATAAAGATTAACATTGTAATTAAGACTGAAATTAGTATTAATTAACTGAATTTCAAAACGATCACTGGGGATATTATCATCGGGTTCTAACTTTAAGATGAATCCCAAAAGGATTGAAAGTTGCTTTATTATACGTTTACAGTCAAAAATATCACAGCACCCTGCGACTTGAATACTTCCATTAGGAAAAATCTTGATCGATTTTTTGCTATACACATCTTGATATGCTAAAGTAACCTGATTGTAAAATGCAGTATTTTTGATTGTCCACTGTATGCCTGCTTGTTCACTACTACCTTTTTTACGGATGGTGATACCACTACTACCCATCGCCGTAAAACAGGAACGAATTTTGTCAATATCATTTTTTGAACATTTAAAAAGCTCCTTTGAAGTCATCGTTATAGTTGTTAGTTTAATAAAAGAAGGTTTGTGTTCATCTGGATATATAGACCTGAACTCATTCATGGTTAGCATATAGCTGAACATGTTGTTTGCAAGACTGGAATACGGCATATTCAGTTTTATTGTAGAAAGTATGTCTGTCTTAATTTCTTAAGCTAATTTAAACACGAATTTTTTTTCTACTTATTAAATAAGTTTGCCAAGTTCAATACTTCTTCTTCTTCTTCGTTAGAATTTGAACTGAGTAAGTGTAATTGTCGGAGCCAACTCTCATTTGAGTTGTAACCGTTACTACCTGGGGACCGTGAAGGGCTGCGACGGTTACTACTTGGTGACTGTGAAGGGCTGCGACGGTTGTAACCGTTACTACTACTGGAATAGTTTGGAGAACGATAGGGTGAATTCAGAAGATTTGGATTAAGATTTAAATTTAAGTTACTTGGTGACCGTGAAGGGCTGCGACGGTTGTAACCGTTACTACTACTGGAATAGTTTGGAGAACGATAGGGTGAATTCGGAAGATTTGGGCCAGGTTTATTTGAGTTGACCCATTTACCGTTTAGATAATTCCAGGTTTGGCCAACTGGGGCGCGTCCAAGTGGTCGTTTAATCCAACCGTTAGGTAAAACTGGAGGTTTTGGCGCCCCTAATTTCACCATGGTGTTTCTGTTACCGTTGTTATTACTATTACTGTTGTTATTAGAGAAGAAGACCATAGGTTCTTTCCCTGGTCTGTGTTTACGGGGTGAAGGTGAAGGTAGTGATCTAATTGGTGGAGACGGAGATTTTGGTTTTGGTCCAGCTTTATTTGAATTCAATCTATAATTTCTTTGAAAGTTGTTAGGAGCAAGTGCTACAATACCACCAAATCCGCGATTATTATTCATATTCATATTCATATTCATATTCATATTCATATTGTTTAAAATTCTACGTCTCAAATTGTCCATTTGAGATTTTTTGTAGACACTGAAACCTTTGATTTTACGTTTACGGGCAATATCTTTTAATAGTGTTAGAGTCTTTGCTGATACTACTTTATTTCTATTACTTTGATTTTTTGCTGGTGACGTGGCACCCGCATTCCTATTATTCATAGAATTTAATACTTTTTGTCTCAAATTTTCCATTTGAGCTTTTTTATATGTTGTGTAACCTTTCACTTTACGATTTTTCGCAACTTGCTTTAAATCTTTTAGGGTACTCATTCTCCTGACATTATTTTTCGTAACCATTTATTTAATTTTATAATTTAGATAAAGAAAAAAGTTTTTACTTGAGTAAGAAAACATGGCTTCTCATATATATTTCATTCTGGATCGGTCTGGGTCTATGAACGCATTTATTGACGATACAATTGGAGGATTTAATTCGTTTATAGCAAACCAACAAAAGGATAACGCAGACGGTGTAATGTCATTATTTTTGTTTAATGAAGACGTAACACCCATGTATAAAAACAAATCAGTCAAAGAGGTTGAAAAGTTGAATTCACAAACGTATTTTCCCGCGGGAACAACTGCACTATGTGATGCGATTGGAACAACTATTAAATACGCTTGCACACAAGACGGTGGTGAAAAGATTATTGTAATTCTTACGGATGGTGCTGATAATATGAGCAAGAATTACACAAGGAATCATGTCAATGATTTGATTTCTATCAAGAAGAAAGAAGGATGGCAATTTGTATTTTTGGCTGCTAACCAGGATGCGATTAATACAGCTACACAATACGGGATTGGGAATGGTGCAGCAATGACTTTTAATCAAGAACATACAGAAGATACATTCGAATGTCTTTCAGCGGCAATTGGTCGTCAAGTAACTGGTGAAAGTCAAGATGTCGAATTTACTGGTCTTGAAAGATTGAAAAGTTGTCCTCCACAACCACAACAGGTGTCTTCGGATGTTTTTACTAATGTAGTTCATGATTCAGTTGTTGGTCTCAGGCGTTGTTAAAAAAACATTTTATTAGTGAATAGTAATAAAATGCCCAAAGGAACTCGAGTTTATAGATGTGTCAAAAAATTAACCAGAGGTAAAAAATTTACTTATCCAGCAGCTATAGCTATTTGCCAAAAATCAACAAAACAAAGCTACAAAACGGGAAAACCTCTTTATGTAGTAATTTTTGATCAAAAGACACCGAGGTCCCGACTGCGTAAAATGGCTTAAAGATTTTTCCAGTATATAGTATATAGTAAAATGTTCCAGGCCATTAACTCTAAAGTCAACAAGGAGGTCGACACCGGTGCCTCCAACCATGCCGGTTGCGACAAGTTCCCGAAGTGCCCGGGCTCGTCCTACAACGCCTTCAAGGGCTCGTGCAACGCCCCGAACTAAGCACTGATTTGATATTTTTTTATATATATATGCCCGAGTGGGACTGATTTTTTGGTAGGATGCCCGAGTTGGTCTAAGGGGTTGGTCTTAAGCACCAATGTGCTCATGCACGCGCGGGTTCAAACCCCGCTTCTACTATTCAATAGTCCTCATAGCTCAGTTAGGATAGAGTAGCAGACTTCTAATCTGTTGGTCGCGGGTTCAAATCCCGCTGGGGATATTTGCTCCTATAACTCAGATGGTAGAGTGACAGGCTGTTAACCTGTAAGTCAGAGGTTCGAACCCTCTTGGGAGCGTTTTTTTTTTAATAATTATACACTAATTATTAAAAAAAAATTGACTTAAAGATTTGGATAAAAATTGATGTATTTATTTTAGGTGAATATTTTAGGGAGAAAAAAAAAATGAATAATCATCCACCGGTTATTGATTATAATCGTTTAAAAAGAATTTCACCAATAACGGATCCTTTAAATAAAACAGAGTTCAATAAAATTACTCAAGTGTGTATATTATTTATATTTATCGGCTTTTCGGTTCTTATAAAACGTTTCAAGGATAAAAAAGCCCAGAGGGACAAAAAATAATACGTACTACTATTAAATATGCTGTCTTCTAAATTTTTAAAAACATATCATCTTCGTTTATTAGATGTACTTTGTACAGGTCCAATTCAACTTTTGGTTTCTAAATATGTTGATAATGATTTATTAAAATTGTTTATGATTATAACTGGATTAGGTACAATTATTTATAATGGACATAATTATTTGTATATAAATAGAGACATCATAGATAAATCGATACCTTTAGTACACAATATAGAGGGAAAATATCAAATCCATCGTCTCTATAATATATTGATTATGTATCCTATTTTTAATTATATATACAATACGACAAAAATACCGCAACCTTTAAAAAAATTATTCAGAATCAATATGATTTTAGGATTTCTTTATAATTTATATTATTTAATTGTTCTGAACAATTAGTCGAGTAATGCTATTGTTTCTTAGGGAGTACACAGTTTTTACATACTTTTTTGAGTGGTTTTTTACCGTCTTTTTTCAGAGCCTTGTCAACAGTATTGACGCGGTGAGCAGGGACAACCACTTCACCTTTATGGAGTTTGTAAAGACCGGATTTTGGAATTTTGCCGCCTTTTTTGTATCGAGGTGGAGTTGATGGTGGGACTGGTGTTGTGTATACAGAAACAATATGAGACGATGGGACCCGCACGTGTTGATATTCGTGAATACTAGAGTTCCAATAAGATACTGGCACCTCACCTCTCTGGGGGGGTCCATTAATTCTAACATTTTGACCACCTATTAATTGTGCTCGTACTTCAGCCATTTTTAATTTTATAATTTAAGTTAATATTTTATTTTACAGTTTTTACATACTTTTTTGAGTGGTTTGCGTTTCGATTTTTTCAGGGCCTTGTCAACAGTTTTGACGCGGTGAGCAGGGACAACCACTTCACCTTTATGGAGTTTGTAAAGACCGGATTTTGGAATTTTACCACCTTTTTTTAAACTCCATGTTGGAGACGGAGGTGGAGATCCACCAAATGAAAATAGACCACCCCCCCCTCCTGGTGGGGGCATTAATTCAGCAAGATTTTGATAATTATTAGGATGTTGGTTTATTTTAAGGAAGGCTGATTCGTATCTTCCTTTTAGATTATTATATTTTTGTTGTTGGATGAGGGTTACTGGGACTCCACCAGGAGTCATCCATATATCACCAGATTTAAGACCCCTGCGTGCTGCACCACGTTCAAGTGTAACGTGAGGTATTCCACCATGCACTGATATATGATTCGCCGCAATCTGATCGCGGGGAATCCCTTGCATATTTGCACGAGTAGCATAATATCGAGACCCAGATGGTGTCGTTTTAACTAAGTATATTTTGTTATTCATTTTTTATAATTTATATATATATTTTTTTTTAGTTGCTGAAGGCAACGCCGCCCATACCAGCTTTAATTCTAAACACGTTGAAATTTACCGCATACAGGTAAAAATTGGTCGTTGGCACACTAGACGATGTCCCCATAATAATATGAGCATTGTCGAGACGACTGAAATTGCATGTGCCAGTTGGTTGGTGTTTATTCGCTTTCATGGCAAATGAATACATTTTGAGACCGCCTCCGCCAGTCGAAGCGACACTGGCTCCTTTAAGTAATTCGGATGCGAATTCTGAATGGTAATACCCTTGAACCTGTGTAAAAAATTTATCAGGTAAAGGCGTCCCAAAGAGTTCATTACCGTTTAAGTAAATTTGAACATCGTCAGTTATTAAAGTTGCCTCATCTGGTTTACCCCAAAGTAGGCATTTGACGGGATGGTTGAGTAAATTCAAATCAAAACGTGGTGAATCGGTATTACCATCTGAAGTGATTCTTTGAACTTGTTCGATGAGGATTTCGTGTTCCGTGTTTACAAACCAGTCACGCTCGTCGGTGTCCAACATTGTGTAAGTGGCGTAGTATTTGAAATCTGATGTGTTATCAGTACCCGCGTACTGAATTCTAATTTCGACTTCGTTGTATTGGAGCGCTAAGAGTGGCAAACCGTTATTGTCACAAAAGAAAAAGTGAAGTGGTAACCATTTTGCGGCTAAAATATTTGTCAAAATGTCGTCATCATTGTCAGCATTTTGTGTAGCCATAGCTTTAGCGCCCGAATCCACTAAGAATTTCTGCCAGAGCTGTACCATGTAAAATGCGTCCTGACGGTCTACCATTTGTCCACCAATCCACAGTTCGAAAACAGCTGGGTTTTCAGTATTAGCAAAATTTGCATTGACATCTCCTGTACCAACAGTAGCTGTATCACCTAAATCGATCCATACGTTATTTAAAAGGTCACCTTTATTTGGGATTTTAATAGTGTGGTCTGTTCCTGACCCCATTGGGTTTAAACGATTGGTTTTAAGTGCGAAGTTTGTATGACGTTTATAGTTCTGTCTAAAAAATGAGACTTCTGGTGAACCAGTTAAGTAAGCATCCTGAACACCTGTTGCGACAAGATCGATTAGGGCTCCCGACATTTAGTTTATTTATTATTATTAATAAAGAAATTATATATTAAAAATTACGCTCCTTATATTATTAAGAAAAAATATGGTCGTCTTCCAGGTTCTCTCGTGGGAAGCCAAAGATACTGAAGAAGGAGACGAGTATCAAATTAATATTTTCGGTCGTACTAAAGCCGGTGCGTCGGTTTGTGTAACGACTTCCTTTGCTCCATATTTTTTTGTAAAATTGTTTAGAAATGCCAAGCCACCTGATATTTTTAAAAATATAAAAAATGTTTTTTCTGGCATTGTTGGCTACGACTTGGTGAAATGCAAAGATGTTTGGGGATTTCAAAATAATGAATATTTTACGTTTATGAAACTGAATTTCACCACTATCGCGGCAATGAAGAAATGTGATTGGGCGCTCAAAAATCCGATGGTACTTTCCACTGGGGGCGGTGCAGTTCGTCCTAAAGTATTTGAGTCAAACGTAGAGCCTCTTCTGAGGTTCATGCATCGCACAGGGATTCAATCGACCGGTTGGATGGATACCGGTTCTGGGTGTTCTCGATCATACTTGAGTCACTGTGACATTGATTTATTCTGTAACAATTGGAAAAGTCTCAAGCCCGTTGTAGAAAGAGATGATATTGCTCCATTTGTCATAGCTTCATTTGACATTGAGTCATATAGTTCTACAGGTAAATTTCCTGAACCAACAGTTGAGGGAGATGCTTGTTTTCAGATTGCTTTTACTCTGAAAAGATACGGAGAAAGTGAAATTTTTGACAAGACCTGTCTGTGTTACAAGAAAACAGATACTGAACTGGAAGGTTGTGACATCATCAACTACGAAACTGAAAAAGATCTCCTGATGGGTTTTAGTGAATACATCCGTAAACACGATATTGATGCTCTTACCGGGTGGAATATATTTGGTTTTGATTTGAATTATATTTATAAGCGAGCAATTTTGAACAATTGTCCAATTGAATTTTATGAATTAGGTAAACTCAAAAAAAAGGTTTCTAATTTGGTCGAAAAGAAGTTATCGTCGAGTGCTCTTGGTGACAATCTGTTCAAACTCTTGCCTATGCCTGGTCGATTTATTTTTGATTTGTATCATGAGATAAAACGGCAGCATAATTTGGATTCTTATAGTTTGAATTCAGTTTCACAGACTTTTCTTGGTGATCAAAAGATTGACATGTCTCCCAAAGAAATGTTTGCTCGATTCCGAGAAGAAGATCCAGTCAAACTGCGGGAAGTGGCTGAGTACTGTATTAAGGATACGATTTTGCCTCATGCTTTGATGGACAAGTTGTGTAATTTTTTGAATCTGGTTGAGATGGCAAAAGCAACTTGGGTTCCTATTAATTATCTTTCTGAACGAGGACAACAAATCAAGGTTTTTAGTCAAGTAGCCAGAGAAGCGCGCGAGTTGGGGTACATGATTCCCACAATTCGTTGGGGAAGTGTTTCTGAAGCTTATGAAGGTGCGACAGTTTTGGAGGCGCAGACTGGCGCTTATTATGCACCAATCACTGGTCTTGATTTTGCAAGTCTGTATCCGTCAATTATGATGGCCCACAATCTGTGTTATTCCACTTTGGTAATGGATCCTCGGTATGATAACTTGCCTGGGGTGACTTATGAAAGTTTTACAATCGGTGACCGTACTCATAAATTTGCCCAAGAGGTTCCGAGTTTGTTGCCAGGAATTTTAGATCGTCTCAAACAATACCGCAAAAAAGCCAAGAAAGATATGGCCACTTCGACCGGAATGATGAAGAACGTATACAACGGAAAACAATTGGCCTACAAAGTATCTATGAATTCTATTTATGGATTTACTGGTGCTTCCAAAGGAATGCTTCCGTGTGTTGCCATTGCTGCTACCGTCACGTGCAAAGGCAGAAGTATGATTGAAGAAACTAAAAACTATGTGGAAAAGAATTACCCTGGTTCGGTTGTTCGCTACGGAGACACGGATTCAGTTATGGTTGAATTCAACGTTGAAGGATTGACTGGTCATGATGCAATCGTTAAAAGTTGGGAGATGGGTGAGAAAGCTGCGGCAGAGTGTACAAAATTGTTCAAACAGCCAAATGATTTAGAACTTGAAAAGGTGTATTATCCTTATTTTTTGTACTCTAAAAAGCGCTATGCAGCGAAGATGTGGGTTCAGAATAAAAAAGGTGAGATAGTGTTTGACAGTATCGATATCAAAGGTCTTCAGGTTGTTCGTCGCGACAATACACCCTATGTAAGAGAATGTTGCAAAGAAGTTTTGGACATTATTCTGGAAAGTAATAACCCGGGAAGCGCAAAAGAATGTGCCAGGCGTCGCGCGGTTGAGTTATTAGATGGTCAGGTTCCGATGGAGAAGTTGATATTATCTCAGAAGTTGGCGGATTCGTATAAAAGCAAAAATTTAGCCCATGTGAATGTGCGAGATAAGATCAAACGCCGAGAACCAGGGTCGGAGCCACAGTCCGGTGATCGTGTTCCGTATGTATTGATAATGGCTGATAGTGAAAAGCAATATGAAAAAGCTGAAGATCCAACCTGGGTAAAAAAGAAGAACTTGAGACTCGACTATCAATATTATTTTTCAAATAAATTTGTTACGCCGGTGTGTGATTTGCTTGAGCCACTTGTTGAAAATCCAAAAGAAGCAATTTTTGGAGATCTTCTCCGAAAACAAACGAAACGAATAAAAGGAGCAGCCACTTCAAAAAATATCGTGGAAATGTTTGCAAAATACGAAATTAAACATAAAATTGATAATTAATATAAGTAAAAACTTATGAATAATGGGTTTTGTTGAAGAAGTAACTAAATTATACAACGAGGAAATTAATTCTCAAGTAAATGATAAACTTACAAAATTTGCTGAACACGTTTCTAAGTCGTATGATGTAAATCATCGACAGCTTTTACGTGATTTAAATAATATTGACGGTTTGGAGATTTCGACACAAACTTCACCGGGTGTTCCTGGACAGTGTTTGGGTATCAAGTTGGATGGAAAAAGATGTTCAAGAAAAGGAAAGAATCAAGGTTATTGTACTTTGCATATTAATCAACGGCCAGTTATTAAGAAAACTCCATCTGCTCACAAGATGGAGATTGAATTACAAGAACTACTTCCAAAGCATAATCATAGTTTTCCGCCGCTTTTCAGTGCTGATTGTCCGGCTTGTATAAGAGAGTCAAGAAACAAGAAAAATTCTAAAAAAATAGACTTATAGACTTATTTATATATTAAAATAACCACATGAGTAGATCAGAAATTTTATTACAATCAATCAAAGAGTTTTATTCAACTGAAGAAAATTCTGAACATCTCAGAGATATTTTAGAAAAAAGAAATGGAATCTCTCTCAGAAATTTAGAATGGTTCATCACAAATTATTCAAAAGGAAACAATCTCACCTATACAACAGACAAAGGCAAAATGTTTACAGTTCACTGTGCCTATAAATCAAGTTTGGATGGTTACAGTAAAAAACTGTTCGATCCATTTTGTAGGACTGAAAAATTTGGATACAAGATTCCAAATTCAGAGTCAGAAGTTAACACGACTGTTGCACAACTAAATTTTATTCGTTGGTGTATAAAAAACAATATTATCGAATATATCTTAAATAATAAAAAAAAATTATTTTCTTCAAAGAAGTCTTAATTTTCCATTTTCAATTTCAATCTGCCGGTACCCTTGTGCATAGACATGCATAACATAGTCATCATTTGTACCTCCATTTAAATTACTAATGAATTTTGGTTTAATTCTATTTTTTCCTATTTTCGTAAGACCAAAATTTAAAGATCCAGTTGGTGCTGGATCCTTAGGTTTTAATGAAAATGAATACATGTATATGTTCTGCAAACCACACGTCATGCCTGACTGGAAAGGTATCATTGTTTTGTAAAATATGTCGGTGTGTACATTATTTCTTTTATTATTATCCATTTTACCAAGAAGTGGAACACCATTTAGAATTATAATTGCATCCGACATAACTGGATTACCAGTTTGGGTGTTTATATCCGTAGAGTCAGATGAACTGTAATTGTATCTGTTGAGAAATGCTGTTGAATTACCATCTTGTTCAAATTTTTCTTTTCTAAAAAAATAAAAAAATGCTTTAATTGAAACTTCGGCGGTTAAACTCATATCCGCCTCTTGTGATGAAGTGGGAATAGCTAAAGTTGGATTCTGAATAATAGTTTCTATCATCATAGAGTGTTTTTTACTTTGTAAGTAAACTCTTTCTTCAGCAGAAACTGAAATTTCTTCGGTTACGATAGTGAAATGAGGTAAACTAAGTACATCATTTGTTCCCGTAAAAAAAGTCTGTTTTTTAAATGTGATTCTCAATTGAATATTTTGATGGTAAATTGAACATATTGGAAAATATGGTTCGTAAAAATTATCCAAAAATAAAGAATTATCTGAATCACTCAAAACATGTTTTCTTCCAAAAAATAATTTAAGTGGAATGTATAATTCAATTGGACCCGCGCCTACAATCGAATCTGGAAGTTCTCCTTTATTTTGACCACCGTTGATTAGAGCTTTATTGGTTGTTTGGTCTTCACTTGTAAAAAAAAGTTCATCGTGAATAATGCCCCAATCATTTTCCACAATTTCCAAAACATTTTCATCTACTCTAAATTCTATTTTTTCTATGAGAGCTCTGCCAATTTGATCACAGTATTTGGCAAAATTTGGTCGTGTAAATCTATCTGATAAGAGAGGCAACTTACATTTAATAAACATGTTGCACAAAAGATCACCCATTGTCTGTGGATTTAATGTTACAATAACTGTATTATCAAATGGCCATGTTGGTGAAGTATTTGGATTTGTCACCAGTGTAAAGTTAGAAAATTTTGCAAAATTTGAATGACGCATATTTTTATATTTAAAGAATGAATCTTTGCTTTTGTCGTTGGTTAAATAAGAGTCTTGCATACCGTTGGCACTTAATGACAGAATGGCGCCTGTCCCTGCACGACCGCGCATATCTTTTTTATCCATTGCTAATTACTATTTACTTAGTTAATTTTTTTTAAATCACTTTTCCACATATTTATGGTTGTTGTTTCTTTTATAATTTTTATATTTTCCAAAAGCTGATTCAATTTTTTATTAATTTTTTCAATTTCTTCTTCTGTGTATTGGTATGTCGGAATACGAAGAAGATAATCAAAATTATCAATTTTATTAAATTTTAATTTTTCAAGAACTTGTTCGATTGAACTTTTCTTCTGCTTGAAAATAGTTATTTTATCATTCACCACGTGTTCGATAAATCGACATTTATTTTGGAGTTCCAAATATTCTTTCTTCAACTTTTTCAAAATATTCTTTTTCCTTTTTTGATATGCTTCCAATCTAAATCCCATAAAGTCTACCAAAATCTCTTCAGGGAAATTGTATTTTTTAATTCCTTGTGTCGGATGAAACAAATGCATATTCGAAGCATGAATGTTTTTCCGAAGTTTCAGATCTTTGACCAAGTTCGTTCCTTTGTAATCGTACACTACAAAATTAACATCTTCAATAGTGCTATTGTTCAAAAACCCAGAAATAGTCTTCTTCTCAACGAGTGTGTCCAGATGCTCTTTGTAATCCTGTGTCCATCGACCAGCTGGGAGTTCTGTAATCACCACATTCGAGTCGCCACTTGTTTTCCAAATTCCATCCATTGTCCAAGTTTGATTTTCTTCTTGCTCAATCACACCTTTAAATCCACGAAACCAAGGTTTCATGGTGATCATGTTTTTATTTTCCAGAAGACGTTCAATGTTATTTTTGATGTCGACAGGGTTGAACGGCGGGACATAACAACTAAATCCAGTCCCAATTCCTTCTGTGCCATTTATAAGAACAGGAGGCATCACCGGGATGTAAAATTCTGGTTCAATTGTAGTTTCATCTTCTTCAATATAGGTCAAGATTTCATTGTCTTCTTTGACAAACATGTTTTTTGCGGCTTCGGTTGGATATGTGTGAATATACCTACTTGCTGCCGCATCTTTTCCACCCTGAAGACGAGTTCCGAATTGACCATCCGGGAACAAAAAGTTCATATTATTCGACCCTACAAAATCTTGGGCCAAGTTTGTAATTACTCCGGTCAATGAAGTTTCACCGTGGTGATAACAAGTAAGTTCTTGAGTATAAGAAGCCAACTGTGCCACCCGTGGGTTCTTACTCCACTTTTTAGACATGGTCGCAAAAAGTACTTTTCTTTGAGACGGCTTAAACCCATCCACCGCGTGAGCAATTGAACGCTGGAGATCAGCCAAACTAAAATGGACCATATCCTTCCGAACAAAATCTTTTACTGTAAGGGCCTGGATAGATCCATAGTTTACTTCAAGACCTGATGGATTTGCGGAACTTTCAAGCAGCCATTCTTTTCTTGAATCAGCTTTCTTTTTATCAAAAGCCAACAGCATTGCTTCATCGGTTTCCTCATCCGAAGTAAATTTCACAGTCAATTTTTGGATTTGTTTAAAATATTCTTTTGCTTCTGCGGTTGTTGAAGTTCCAAGTCCTTTGTAATACTTCAATTTCCAACCACTGGTTGAGTTTTGTTCTGACCAAGCCTTAAATGCCGTTTCTGTGTAAAAGGAAATAACTTTTGTTCCCTTTGTTAATTTCAAAATCGGTGTCACCATGCTCACAACAAATCCAAGCTCAATCAAACTTGGCCAAAATACATGGATCATATTGAGAACGAGACCTTTGATGTGGCTACCATCGTGATCCTGATCAGCCATAATCATGAGACGACCGTAGCGAAGTTCACTCGCCGATGTGTACGTTTTGCCTTGTTGAAGTCCCAAAATTTTTTTGATGTCACTGAATTCTTGATTTCCCATCAATTGTTTGACGCTTGCATCTCGCACATTCTTACACTTACCACGGAGAGGATATACACCGTAATGGTCCCTCCCAACTACAGATGTGCCAGCAACTGCGAGGGTCTTTGCTGAATCTCCCTCTGTTAGAATGATTGTGCATTTAGCTGAATCTTTCGTTCCGGCTTTGTTTGCGTCATCCAATTTTGGGATACCGGTGATCTTATTCTTCTTTCCGCCGTCGGACTTTTTCAGTTCCTTCATCTCACGGAACTTGGAAAGAGACAATACTTCATTCTGAATACCGGTCTTCAAAATACCTTTGATGAAAGATTTAGGTGGTTCAAAACGACTCCCAAAATCTTGACATTTGAGTGTGCATTCGGACTTGACTTGACTGCTGAAATTCGGATTCTCAAGCATGCATTTCACAAATACAAAGAAGGTGTTTTTCACTTGCTGTGGCTTCAATTTTATCTTCTTGGCAAGTTCTTCAATTATCCCATCTGAAATCATTTTCGAAATATAATCAACGTGTGTACCACCTTTGGTCGTGCAAATACCGTTCACAAAGGAAACTTGTTGAAATCCATCAGATGGAGCAATCGATACACACCAACGATCACTGCTTGCGCTGCACACTTTTGTATCTTCATCCAAGTACATCTTCACATATTCTTCGTTCAAACACTTTTTAAGTTTTTGACCTTGGAAATATACTGAGCACTTGGGTTGAGTGCAATAATTCGCATCAAAAACCCTCTTTTCAACAATCTTGAAAAAATCTTCATCCATCCGGGACATTCCAAATCTTTTCCAATCCGGAACAAACGAAATGTTGACTTTCGAAACTTTTCCAGAATATTTTGAAATTTTGGGTTTGTTGACTTTGCTCATATTATTTTCAAAATGTTGGACGTACTTGAGACCATTCACGTGATCGTAAATAGTTACAACAAACAAAGACGAATAGATGTTTGTTAGTTTTGCTCCGTAACCATTTCTACCACCGACAATGTTCTTCTTTTGGTCATTGTAATTTGTACTTGTCAACAAATGACCAAAAGTCAATTCAGGATTGTAAACATTTTCCTCTTCGTGGAGAGCTACTTGAATGCCACCCAAGGGACCATTGTTTTCAATTGAGATTAAACCTGTCTCCTTATCAACTGTTACTTTGATGTAGGTAACATCAGTAGGATACAATGTATTTCTGTCAATTGAATTTACCAAAAGTTCATCAAATATCTTTAGCAAAGCCGGGGAATATACCAGGGATTCTTGTGCAAATTCATCACCGTCAACAATCCAGCATAATTCAGATGTTTTTGAAATTGGACCAACATATGAATCAGGACGCAGCAGAATGTGTTTCAGGTGACTTACTTTTTGAACTTTTTCTTCAGTCGTCATATTTTTCACTTGATAATATATAGATTTTTTTTTCTAAGTATATTTATATAAACAAACACAATGGACAAAAAACTTATCATGATACTTCTACTATCAATTTTAGGTGTTACTGGTGGATCAATTGGTATTTATCATGTGAACAAAGATGATAAACCAGCCAACAAGAAAATTAAACTAGGCATTTTAGGTTCACTCGTGACAGTAAGTTTGATTGGTTTAATTTATTCAGGTGTACAGATGGGAGGTGGTAAAAATGCCGTCATTAGTAAAGCTAAATCTGGTTATACTAAAATGAAAATGAAAACACCGACAAATGTGATTGAACCAAGCACCAGTGTAAATGCTCCAGTTGTAGCTTAAAAGAATTAATTATTTATTAAATAATTAGAACAAAAAAAAAATGCAGTTATGTACAATTGTAGTTACGAGAAATAAATCAGTCCATGTACGAACTCTTCATACTTTGATGAGACTTAATATTATATGCATGGGAAATAACATTCAACAGGATATTGCATTTGTAAAGGATGATCCTTTTGAAAAAAGAGATTTGATTTTGAAGAAACTAAAAAGTGGTAGTGATAAAATTTTGTTTATTGATTATTCTATTCAAATGGATGAAGCAAGTGTATCTAAAATATTTGAAAATTCAGAAGGGAAATATAATTGTTTAGTTTTTCCTTGTGTTAGAGAGGGTATTAACTGGGAACAATTCAAGACAAAAATAAAAAATAAAACAGATGAACCAATTGCGCAGTGTGGGTTGGAATTTGATACATCCGTAGGCCTAAAAATCACTGACAATATTTATAAAGTAATTGAAACAAATCCAAAGTGTTGGGTATTGGAGTCTAAACATGTACTTAAACTACTCAAAGCTGGTAAAAAAGGTGGAGAAATACTAACACTACCAGTCAAAAATGACGAAATGTTTCAAAAATTTCGTCAAAAAAATATAAAAATTGGTACATTTGTTGATGCTAATATTCAGTGTGTATTCTCACACGAATGTTTGGGAAATATTATGAATGCTGCGGGTGTTTCCCAAAAAACGAATTAAAGATTTGAGTACTTATTATATTATAAACCATGAAAGAACATCTTGAAAAGGTTGATGGTCCTACAGGTTCACCATTATATAAAATTAAAAATGAAACTCCTATACAAAATGCAACTTTGAGGTTCATACATTCTGCATGGGGGACAATACGTAATGGGAAAATTCCGCCTTTTTTCCCTGGTCCTCAACCAATTTCAATTGAGAGACAACATTTTTCATTTCTAAAACAAAATGAATACTATGCATGTGAAAAAACAGATGGTGTGAGATACATGTGTGTGACATTTAAATATGAAGAAACAAAGCTGTGTGTATTGGTTAATCGACGACTCGATATGTTTTTGCTCCCACTGAATTTACCAAAAAAATCGTATGATGGAACAATTTTGGACGGAGAACTTGTGCAAAATAATAAAAATTCAAAATGGTATTTTCTCGTTTATGACGCAGTTCTCGTTGAAGGTGAAAATGTGAGAGAACTTGGACTTGTTGAACGGCTTACAAAAGCAAACTCTGTTGCCGGTGGAATAAGAAAATTATCAAAAGACCCAGTTATTGTTAAAATGAAAAATTTTCAAAAAATGAATAATCTCAAAAATTTTTGTGAAAATCATCTAGAGAAAATGGATTTTAATACAGATGGCCTTATTTTTACTCCGGTCAAAGACCCTATTCGAGTTGGAACACACGAAACTCTCTTCAAATGGAAACCCCGTGACAAAAATACGATTGATTTCCAGTTGGTTTATAGAGAGAAAAGCTGGGGGTTGTATATTCAAGACAAAGGCAAATTGTTTTTCCAAAGTGAAATAAGTCACCAACGTGCACCTGACTGGTTTTTTGATAGAGGAATTGTTGAATGTTCTTATGACAGAGAAAATTTCAAATGGATCCCGAACGGACTACGGACAGACAAAACCTACCCAAATAATCGCAGGACTTTTTATAGGACAATGGTTAATATTTCAGAAAATATTCAAACTTCAGAGTTCTACAATCTTGTTTAGAGAGTATTAGAGAAAAAAATATAAATTAAATTATATGTTTATACTAAGTATCGACGTTGGAATTAGAAATTTAGCAATGTGTTTGTTTGATGACCAAACAAAACTTGTTAGAAATTGGGATGTTTCGGGTGTTCCGCCACAACACGCGGATGGACTGTTTCCTTCTTTAAATAAACACTTGAATGAAAAACCGTGGACACTGACTGCAGATGTTACTTTAATTGAAAAACAGCCAGATAAAAATAGAAAAATGAAAGCAGTAGAGAATTTTTTACATTCTTATTTTGTCATCAAAAATCCTGAAAAAGAAACAATTATTTATGATGCTCGTCATAAAATTCCTGATGTTGCTGGACCAGGGAAAGCAATGTATAGAAAACGAAAACAAACATCAATTGATCGATGCAGAGAATTCTTAGAAAATTCAGAAACCAATGCTCATTGGCGTGAAACTTTTAACAATTCAAAGAAAAAAGACGATTTAGCTGACACGGTTATGCAGGCGATCAGCTTCACAAAAAGAATTGTTCCTAAAAGTGAATCTAAAAAAGAAAAGAAACTCATTGGTAGAAAACCAAATGAAAACCAGAAAGACACTAAATATTCTGTTTGTAATTTGGTTTGGTTAATGAAAAATGAAAAAAAAGAAAAACTGGAAAAAGATAAAAGATTTATGAAAGATTTGAAAAGATATTATTCTTCATTTGATGAATTATTCTTAGCAATCAAATAATCCATGTTTTATCACCAGAAATTATCTCAACTGTATAAATCTTTGAATATACTTTTGAAAGATAAATAGCTACATTTAAATTTTTTACTGTGTAAGCAACTAAAATTTTCATATCACTTGTTTTAATTTTTACCATGGTGCTGTGAGACATTTTCACTCATTTGACTTGAAGTATTAGAGGATAAATTTTTTAAGTTTGTATTAATTCTATCTTGCATTACTTGTATAGTTGCTACAATTGGAACATCAATTTCATATGTAACAGATAAGCTTCCAAGACCGAGGGAACTTTCGTTAAGTGCGTTTGATATTTTTAATATAGTCTCGTGGTCTGTCAACAGGTTACACACATCAAGAGCATTGTTAACAACATTCTTGATATATGCCAAAGTACTTTGTCTACTATCATTATTTAACCATCGTCGCATGGCAGTTTGTACACCATTTGAAGTGGGTTCAAGTGATAAAAGCCCATTTCTAACACATACTTTTTGACCTTCTTTTATCATTGAAATTATTTTTAGTGACGTGAGAATTTGGTCAATAAATAACTCATTATTTCTTGTCATTTTTTTTAATATAATAATATTTTTAATTTTTAATATTATTATATTAATATATTAAAAATGTTAAAAAAAATATTCAATCCTTTAGGTATAAAATTTCGAAGTGGATTTCGTCGTCTACCCCCACCCCCCAAGAATAAAAAAACATCAGTAAGAAACTTACCAGCTCGTGTCATATATAACAACAATCCACAAATTGGAACTCAATTAATGGGAGCATTTGGTATGCAGATGCCATATCTTTTTATTTCATTTGGTAATCATAATAATAATAAAACCAAATATTCAGTTGTGCGACCCAATCCCAGTAATGGAAAAACAATAAAACGTTTACAATTTGGTAAAGTATATAAATATGGTCAGTATAATCATAATCAAAACAATTATAATATTAATAATACACGCATGGTTAGAACTGGTGTTTTGAGTAATATTAATATTTCCGATAATGCTGCACCAAAAAGTATGTTTATTTATCGATTAGTATTTTTGACATTAGAAAACCCTGGTCCGTCAAGAAATACCGTAAGTTTGGGTAAACAAGGAAAGTATGTTATATTTTTTAAATCAGAAAAAGCTGTTAAAGAATTTTTAAAAAAATCAAAAAATAATGTATGGGGTTTTAACGGACTAAATAGATCAAGTTACACCAAAATTCCTCTTGAAAAAACTATTAATCGTAATCTGTACTCCAATAACTCTATGAAAATTAATTATTTTAATATCTGATTATTCTATAGATCATGATAAATAATATTTTAGTGACAACTGCAACTATTATGGATATTCTAAAATTTTATCCACAATATACAAAAATACAAGATACAGGAGATGTGTCTGCCTATTCAAAAGAGTCTCTGATTATTGGTATATTTACATGTTTATTGTGGATTATCTATCACAGCAGAACTTCAAAAGATCCGAATGTTATTTGCACAATTGGAATTGCTGTGGCTTTCCAATTGTATATTTTGCTTAAAGTCTTCAAGTATGAAAAAAAGAAATTGAAGACAGTGTAATTTTTCTTTTTTTGTAAGAAATCCTTTTTGTTTTACTTGTTGAACAATTGCCACCGTGGCGTGACAAAGGACCACAACATGATCCATCTTAATTAAAAACAATACTATATTTTTTAATTAAATGGATTTATCCGTAGAACCTGGAAAAGAACGAGAAGTTCTTAAATCAGTTCGTGATTTGTTAAAAGATCATATTTTACCGCGTCTTACAAATTTGGAAATCGAAGTCAAGTATTTACGTGGAGTGTGTTGGCCTGTGTGTCAAGGTTTACGTGAAAAAACACAACTTTCGGACATGCAAAATAAACGGGAATTTTTAAAGGAATCAACTAATTCTTTAGATGAAATTTTAATTTTACTCATTGAAAAAGAAAAAATAAATAAAAAACTTGAAATATCAACGGGTCAATTTACAGAAGAAGAATTCAATCGATTATTTCCTGAACGGGTATCTTCTGACAGGAGGTTTGGGTTTGAGTAACCATCTCAAATTAGAATTGATTGTAGTTCTATTGTTTGCGGGTTCAAAGAGTAATACTTTGTTCCCTAATTTTAAATATTTTTTATAACGATTTGGTAATAACCACATGTTTGCGTCTTTTTCTTTAATATACATAAGTTTATTTCTAGGTAGTGAAAAAACATATATTTTTTCACCAGCTAAATTTAGTATACTATTTTGACCAATATTTTTAACCATTTTGTTTTTATATATATTTTACAAATATAATTTTTTTATGGCGCGTGCTTCGTTTCCTACCATGTTTTTGACCAAATCATCGAATGTGAATTCAGGTTTCCAACCGATTGATTCAATCTTTGCGGAATTACCAACCAGAGAGTCAACTTCAGCAGGTCTATAAAATCCCTCTGAAATTTTTATAATGGTTTTATCTCCGATAACACCTTGTTCATCAATACCTTCACCAACCCATTTAATTTTTAAATCATATGTTGTGAGAACACACTCTATAAAGTTGCGCACAGAATGTTGTTTTCCAGATGAAACAATGTAGTCGTCAGGGTTTTCTTGTTGAAGCATCATCCACATTGCTCGTACATAATCTTTGGCGTGTCCCCAATCTCTTTTGGCCTCGATATTCCCAAGTTCTAAATATTCTTGTTGGTCGCTCATTACTCTTGCCAACCCTTTCACAATCTTTTGTGTCACAAAATTGTTTCCGCGACGGGGAGATTCATGATTGAATAGAATTCCGCAGCACGCAAAAAGTCCATAGGACTCGCGGTAATTCTTAACAATCCAATGGGCAGCTACTTTTGATACACCGTATGGTGACCGCGGGTAAAACGGTGTACTTTCCGTCTGTGGAACTTCCTGAACTTTTCCAAACATTTCCGAAGTGGATGCTTGGTAGAATTTAGTTTTTTCAACCAGATCAAGTTGTTTAATTGTTTCCAGCAAGTTTAGAGTTCCGATGTAGTTAATTTCAGATGTTGAAACTGGACACTTGAATGAAATTCCAACATGACTTTGTGAAGCCAAATTGTAGACTTCGATATTGTCAAACTTTTTACAATAGTTGAAAACTTTGACGAGACTTGCTTGGTCGGTTAAGTCGCCATCGAAAATTTTAAGTTTCGGGTGGTTTAAAGACTCTTTTGTAAGATTGCTTTTTTTGATGTCATAGGTTGTTCGTCTTACAATACCAACGACGGTATAATCTTTTTCCAATAAAAGTTCAACCAAATATGAACCATCTTGCCCGGTAGCACCAGTTACAACTGCACACTTATTCATTATATTAAATATATTTATATTTAATTTCTTTAAATAATTTACATAAAGAAAGTAACTTAATATATATATATAAATAATGAACTTAAATTACGAAGTTACAGATAATGATATTGCGTATACATATGTCAATAATGTAAAAGGGTGTTTAAATAAAATGGATACAATGGTATTATTGGAACACTATAAAAACTTACCTTTTAATTCAAAATATGTAGAAATTGGTAGTTATTTAGGGTGTAGTACTGTTTTAGCTGGTCTTACTGTTAAAAATAAAAGTAGTTTAGTGTATGCTCATGATATCTGGGAAGAAAACATGAATAATCTAAAAATAGAAGGTGGTCCTCCACCTACAGAAGATAATTATTTGTATCAATTTTATGAAAATATAAGAAATAATAACTTGGAAGGAATTGTTATTCCAATGAGAGGTGATAGTTCTTATACAGTTGGTATTCATGAAGACAATTCTATTGACTTGGCGTTTGTTGATGGAGACCATTCGTATGAAGGTGTTTTGAGAGATCTTACTTCCATTTACCCTAAAATGAAATCTGATTCTATTATTTTATGTCACGATGCAACGCAAGATTCCAAAGTTCTAAAATCGATTACAGAATTCTGTAATCGTAAAAAATTAGAAGATGTAAGAGAATACAAAGGTTCAAGCATAGCGTCAATTCATATTAAAGAATCATACCTGCGCGATGCAAACTTCGACCACGAATTAAATTACATCGTATTTAAAGAATATAAAGTTTATATTCTTTAAATACGATGTTAGATACAATTACTCTATCTGAAAATTTAAATGATGAAAAAGTTAATTTTCTTGTTTTTGTGGGAGCGAATACCATGAATGAAATTGAAAATTATAATTTTTATAAATATTCAAAAGGTATTTTTATAGAAGCTATTCCACAAAATTCTGTACGATGCACAGTGCCGACACACGGTCTTTATAACGGATGCGTTTTCAGTGAACTATCTAACAATTTAAATGCTTATAATACAAAATATAAAACTCATTTCATACCTATTAATGCACTTATAACCAATAAACAAGATGGCGATTTAATTACGTTTAATTTGTTTGATAATACTGGATCGAGTTCTATTTATGATACGAACCCAGAAGAATGGGCATTTGAAGGAATAAAAAAGTGGCAGTCTTTTGATGTTCCTTCAACACGAATGTCTACCTTGTTAAATAAGTTGAATAAAGATGAGATTGGGACAGAAAATTGGGATGTCATTTTAGATGTTCAAGGAGCAGAATTGGAAGTTCTTAAAAGTTTTGATGAGAATTACTTTAAAAATATTAAAAATTTACGAATTGAAATAAGTCAAAAAGAAATATATAAAGGAGGAGTTTTATTCGACGAATTAAATAAATTTTTAAAGGATAATAATTTCGAATTACAAAATAAAGAAATACCTGAACACGGAGACATACATTACAAGAAACTTCGCCATGACCAACACGGACCTTCGCGGCGTATCTAGGAAGGAGGCGGAGGTGGAACTAAATAATTTTAAAATGTATTTTTTATCTTGGTTGAATACTATTTTTTTAATAAAAAAATAGTATTATATATAAATGAATTTTGTGAATATTCCTTTGATTTTATCTTTTTTTATAATTTTACATCATTTTATAAAACACATGAATGACAAACATCTTAATTTTTTTCAAAAAATATTTCAAATTTCTGACATTGACAACCATGAAACTTTCGCTTTATTTTTCTTAGGTATGGGTATAGGCATGAACATTAATTATTGAACCCGTAGCACCATGAAAGTCACGGTGGAATTTTTAATCCAGACGCTTTGTTTAATGTGTATACAGAGTCGGATAAGTTAAAAATTCATATTGAAGAAAACTATAATACTTTCTATATTGTAGCATCTTTCAATTTATTAATCTTATCATTTATGTAGGAAAAAATACAGAATTTAGATATTTCATTGTTTTTATAAATATAAATATTTTTTAGTTTTTCTAAATATACTTCACATTTATGGTCATCCAGTGGCGAACTTCCTTTCCCTAATAAATAATAAAAATACTCCTTTAAAAAAGTTATCCAACGAACGTATTTTATTGTGTGCTTTATTTTATCATGTCTATTAATAAAATAAAGTTTCGAAACGTGTTTAAATCTCAGTGAAAGAGGAATCATCGTAACTGGATCAGCTTCATTTACAAATCTTTTGCTGATTTTAACGTTTTTGTCAAACAATTTTTCGAATGTAGAACCACCGACCCGGGGCGATCCGTAAGTGTAGCATGATATGTTTTTAGTTGGGTATTTTAATGTAAATGCCAAACCTGCTAAAGTACACTGCGCTCCTCCTAAAGAATGACCGGTGATAATTATATTATTGAATTTAAAATCATTTATGTCTTTTTCTATGTAATCTTGAAGACTTCTGAATTGTTGTAAAAAACCATTATGAACTTTTGGTCTCTTTTCATTCGGAATGGTATCCAAATCCATAGGAACTTTAAAAATATTTAAATTTGCTAGCACATCCTCGCGGCTTTCTGTTCCTCGGAACGCGATATATAAAGTATTTTCAATATTCACGGTGAAACACTGGGCGTCATTGGCAGAATCATATTGATGTAATTTTGAATAATTTATATTTTCTAATATAATGTTATCATCATAGGCGATTTTAGACAAATAACAACATAAAACTTCTTCTGTTTTCATTTTTTTACTTAAATAACTTATTATTGTTTAATTATCTTTTCTTGCAAAATTAAATCGATTCATAATTGAAATATTCTTTCGGAAATTTTGAAATAACGTGTTTAAAATTAAATTTTTCAGGATTTTTTAGATTTCCGATGCGGATATAATTTTCCAGATCTTTTGAATATTGTTTAATATCACAATCAGTATTTATTGGATATTTAGGAAAAGGGATCATTTTAATATTTTTATGATTACACACACCAACCAGCACGTATTTGTAGCTGTTGAGGAAATTTCGGATAACTACAGCAGACATATATTCTCTTATTGTTACTCAATGATTTTTCTTTTTAATTAAAAGAAAAAGTTTATTTTATGTTAATAAAAAAAAATGAATCCCGAAGAACTTAAGAATAAATTAATTTTGCATCTGAAAGTTAATAAGTTGGATAACACGGGTTGACATATGTAAAATTGATATTGAAGGATTGCATTTACGGAACTCTGTGTTTTTTTTTTGAACATTTTTTTATTACGTAAACGTATCTAGAAGAATGAAGTGTTGTGTATATACAAGAAGTTTTATGGAACATTCATATATGGATTTTTTTATTGAACATTATATTAAATTAGGATTTGACAAAATTTTTATTTTGAAAAGTGATAATATTGAATATAAATCTCCAAGTGAATATGAAAAACAGGTTTACATACATAAAGTACCAAATTTAGGTAATGAATTATTAAGGTCATGCGAGCATTTAGTTCTGAGAGATTATGAATATGATTGGATATTATCTGTTGATACAGATGAAATTTTATTATTAAATAAGAAATATAATAATAATATTAAAAATTATATTGAAGAAAAAACAAAAATAAATCCAGATATAAATGCATTTTATTTTAGATGGGGTATGGTTGAAAAATATGATATAACCGATACAAATACATTACCATATATTTTAAATAATTATAAAATTTTTACAAGTGGTCATATTAAATCGATGGTAAAAAAATCCAGTGTAAAAAGTATTTGTCATTGTCATTATGCGGTATTAAAATCATATCATATTTATTTTGAAAATAAAATTTTAACTGCAAATAAAGCAAATCAACATAAAATAAATGAATGTACGTTTGAAGATGAAATTCTTATACATATTCATACAAGAAGTATTCATAATCTAATTATAAAAGCATTATGTACTAGATTGCATGGAAAAGCAGTAAGTTCAGGATCAAAATTAAAAGAATTAATAAATAATTTTGATATAAATAATTCCAAAAATATATTAGATGAATTTAAAAAACATGTAGGTGCAAAAGCGAAATTACCTTATATACATAGTAATGATCCATGTTCTCATTTTAACTCAGATAAATTTTTAATAACTGATTATAAATATGATGTTATTCATAATAAAAAGGAAGAAGCTATTGTTTCAATATTATTACAAGATAATAATATTAATGAAACAAAGTATTATCAATTTATAAATGAACTTAACAAAATAATAAAAAATGAAAAAAAATTTATGAAATAATTTCATTAAATTTAATAAATGATATTTTTCACGTTTCCCCTTTTCATTTTTTGATTTAATATTTTTCAGTACTCTACGATATCACGCAAAACACTTTCTACACCCCACTGGCTCAGGTAATGGTGGAACTAAAATTTTTTGGGAATAAATAATTTTAAAATGTATTTTTTATCTTGGTTTTCCCATATTTTATGGCAACCAACTGGAACGTCACCGTCATCATATTTCCAATCTTGGACAGAAAATTCTTTTGCTTCGTGAATCGATGGTTTGTATAGATACGATAAACAAAAATACATATCTTCTGATTCCCCTTGAAATGGTTTCTTACTACATAAGTCTATCATTGCAGACACTTTTCTCAATGAAAACCCACCATTCATCATTGAATATACTACATCAGATGGATGATAATCGAAGGTAGATTTTTTCCACCGACAATTTCCACATTTACATTCATCTGAACAAAGATTTAACAACGTATTATCTCTATTCACATAAATATGACCAGTGGGCGCACCCACATAATCAAAATTGAAAAATTTGTCTGGTATTTTTCTAAAAATATAAGAATCCCATTGATTCAAAAGAATAAATTCATGTTTTTCAAATAATTTCCAAAAATTTACATTTGTGAAAATCAGGTTATAATTGTCTATTGAAGACTGGTCTTCTGTCATCTGAATGCACTTTACATTTTTCCAATCATTTATAGTTTCTAAAATAATATTTCTACATACTCCACTATGCAAAATAGTAAGTGAAACATCTGTTCCCCCGTAAACATTAGCAAGATTATACAAGTTCCACGGAATAATATCTAAATTTCTGAATTCAGCATAAACTACACAAAGTTTTGCGTCTTCTGCCCATACTGTATTTTGTTGTATGGGTTTGTGTGTGTTATTTTTTACTAAACTTAAGTATTTATCTAAATTCATTTAATATATTAAAGAATAAATTTATGTCTTTAATAATATTAAATGAAGATATTAATTTATGGTTCTAAAGGGTGGATTGGTTGTCAATTTACAAAACTTTTGGATAATTTTATTATAGGAAATGAACGAATAAATTATAAAGATGAGATTACAAATTCTGGATGTACTCATGTTATTGCTTTTATAGGGAGAACCCATGGTGAAAATTTCAATAGTATTGATTATCTTGAACAACCAGGTAAATTAAAGATAAATATAAATGATAATTTGTACTCTCCAATTAAAATTGCAAATGCGTGTAAAGATTTAGGAGTACATTTCACCTATATAGGAACTGGTTGTATATATGAATCCAGTACCGATACCGAACGCAATTTTACTGAAAAATCTACACCTAATTTTTTTGGTTCTTCATATTCCATTGTAAAAGGTTTCACAGACCAAATTCTATCTGAATATTCAAATGTTTTAAATGTGAGAATAAGAATGCCACTCACTGAATATCAGCACCCTAGAAATTTTATAACAAAAATAACTAAATATGAGAAGATATGTTCAATGTCTAATTCAATGTCTGTTTTACCAATTCTTCTACCTTATTTAGTTAAAATGATGAATAAAAATATAACAGGAACATTTAATTTTACAAATCCCGGTAGTATTAGTCACAATGAAATTCTTGAAATGTACAGGGATATGGTAGATTCTTCATTTACTTGGCAGAATTTTTCAGTAGCTGAACAAAATACAACTTTATTAAGCAAACGGTCTAATAATTGTTTAGATACAACGAAACTTGAGACACTTTTCCCGGATATTCCCAATATTAAAGATGCTGTCAAATGGTGTTTAGAGAAATATAAATTAGAGAAAAACTTGTTAATAACAGGAGGTTGTGGATTTATTGGAAGCGCTTTTATTAATAAATATACAAATTATAACAATATAGTAAATATTGACGCTCTTTACTATTGTTCTAGAAGCGATGCCATACCCGAAGGTAAAAAAAACTATACATTTATAAAAGATGACTTATCCGACTGTCAAAATATTATAAATATTTTAAAAGAACATTCAATTACCCATATAATTCATTTTGCAGCTCAATCACATGTTCAGAATTCTTTTGCAGAGCCTTTGGATTATACACGAGATAATATTACGGCTTCTCATAATTTGATTGAAGCTTCTAGATTACATGGAAAGATTGTGAAGTTTTTTCATATTTCAACCGATGAAGTATATGGTGACATAAATTGTGATAATATAAAAGATGAACAGTCTATGATGTGTCCAACCAACCCTTACTCAGCTACAAAGGCAGCTGTGGAACTTATTATGCAATCCTATATTCAATCATTTAATATGCCTATTATTATTACTCGTATGAATAACGTGTATGGCCCATTTCAACACAAGGAGAAGGTTATTCCGAAATTTATTGATCAAATTAGAAAAGGGAAAAAAATAACCATTCATGGTGATGGAAGTTCAACTAGAGACTTCATGTATATAGATGATACTATTAATGGATTAATAAAAATTTTCGAAAATGGTGAGATTGGTGAAGTCTATAATATCGGGTGCGACGAAGGTAACGATATTACTATTTTAGAATTGGCTAAATTAATAATAAAAAATATAAAAAACACTGAAGAAGATTTTGAACACTTTGTCGAGTTTGTTGATGATAGACCGTACAACGATAAAAGATATTACATTACAAATAATAAATTAAAAAAACTGGGTTGGGAACAAAAGGTACATATTATTAAAGGTATTCAATTATTAAGTTGATTACTTCGGGATCCACGTGACCCGTTCAACAACGTCTACGGTGCTACCTGAACGCTGGTGATTGCGTTTTAAATGTTCAATAATAAAATATATTTATATAAAAAATGACTGATATGAATTCAGAAAAAAATATTAAAATAGTTAAAAATGGTTCAACATCATTAAGTTTTATTACTCCACATAAATTTATTAAATATATAATTAATTGGAAAAAACATAATGTATATGAAAGGGAAAAATACTTAGGGTTAAAATTAAATAAATTTGATTGGTATCCTACTTTACTTGATTATAATGATGAAAACCAGTATTTGGTCTTTAACTATTCAGGTATTCCGATAACTACAAATAATAGACCTAGTGATTTTGTTCAACAATTTGATAAAATTCTTGGTGATTTAAAAAGTGAAAATATTCAACATAATGATATTAAGCATGAGGAGATTTTAGTAAAAGATTCTAAAATATATTTATGTGATTTTGGGTGGGGATCAATTAACAATAATATGAATTGTGGTATTGATATTTGGGGATGTAAAAATACACAAAAACCAGGAGGATATTATGATGATTCTATAACTCTTCAAAGATTAAAATTATTAGAACCCCCAATATATAAAGATGAACGAAGAAAAATAGGATCACAATCAGAAACTCCTTCAATAAAAGTAAAAGACAAAACTATAATGGTAAGAGGTTATCAAAGTTTTAACATTGACATTGATACAAAAAACATACAATTTATAGGCAAACCAACTAAATTTGGGTTTATTAATAAAACTTTACATACGCTTAAAAATGATTTTAATTGTAAAAGTATTGTAGATATTGGATGTAATTCTGGACTTACATCTTTACTTGCATACAATAATAAATTTGATAATATTGTAAGTTTAGATCATGATATTGAATACATAAATACACTTACAAATATAAAAAATTTATGTAATATAGAGAATATAAAAGAGTCTCTTTTTTCCTTTGGTGATAAAATTTCTAATAAATTTGATGTTGTATTTTGTGGTGCGATTATTCATTGGATTTTTTCACTTACTGCTGATTTTAGAAATTTTGATAAAATAACTGAATATCTTTTGTCTATGACAAATAATTATTTAATAATAGAATGGATTTGCCCAACCGACCCCGCGATAAAAAGTTTAAATCATATAAATAGAAGAAAAAAAAAAGATGATGAAAATTATTGTACAGAAAATTTTGAAAAATCTATAAAAAAATATTTTACTATATTTTCTAATACACAAGTAGATGGATCAACCAGAATTATATATATATTACACATTTGAACATTTAAAACGCCGAATTACAAATATAAAAACTTTTAAAAAATTTTTATATTTGTAATATTAAAGAATATACTATTTATTTCTTTATATGAAACTTTCCTACGCTATATGTGTTTGCAACGAATCAAAAGACTTGTACTCTTTGATTTCGTTTTTAAAAAAAGTAAAAGACCAGGAAGATGAAATCAATGTGTTGGTTGACTCTGCACACGTAACTCCACAAGTTCGAAGTGTTTTGGAGTACTTCAAAGAAGACATCTTTCAAAATGATCGAAATTTTGATGGTAAATTTGCGACCCACCGAAATTATCATTTTAATTTGTGCAACGGTGACTATATTTTTTACATAGATCCCGACGAAATGCCAACAGAAGTTTTAATTAAAAATATTAAAAAAATAATTGAAGAAACAAAAACAGATCTTTTATATATACCACGGGTAAACATTTGCGCCGGATTTACACAAGAATGGATAGAAAAATGCAAGTTTACACTCAATGATATGGGATGGATTAACTGGCCAGATACCCAAGGAAGAATATTTAAAAAAGGACTTCAAATGGAAAAAGAACTTCACGAAGGTATTTCTGGTGCGGAATCACGGATTTCCCTTGAACAAAATCCAAATATAGCTTTGTGGCATATTAAATCTGTAGAGAAACAGGATAATCGTTGGAACGAAGATGGTACTTATAAACTACCCGGAGATGATGAAAATCTCTATGATTCTTTAATGTGAAGAAATTTTAGAAAAAAATGGTCGTCTATCTTTAAATTTTTTCACTTCTCAACTTTTGAGAGTTCCTAAAAAAATAGATTCCAAAAAATGTTGGAACAAATGATTCAAGAAAAAATTTAACAACTTTTCCGAAGTTGCACTCATAGATAAAAACATAGACTGTAAAATTGATATTGAAGGATTGCATTTACGGAACTCTGTGTTTTTTTTTGAACATTTTTTTATTACGTAAATAATAATTATGTTTGGATTTGTAGTTACTAGACATGTCAATTCACCTGCGACAGCGTTATTGTGGAAGGAGTGCTACATGCGAATTCGTAAATATCATCCAGACTCACCTATAATGCTGATCGACGATAACTCGAACCAAGAGTTGATTGACAAAGAGTTCGACTCGAACTGCACGTCTACCCAATTTGTCACGTCTGAGTTCCCAGGTCGCGGAGAGTTGTTAGCTTACTATTATTATCTAAGCATCAACCCATTCGAACGAGCCATTTTCCTGCACGATAGTGCATTCCTCAACTCTCCCTTGCCCACACCCGTATATGAGCTGAGCGGAGTAAACCCATTATGGTCGTTTACGCACCACTCGGATGATGTTGAAAATGAAGCGAGTATAAATGCCACACGAAAACAACTAACGGAGTTTAGTGGTGGTGATCCATCTCTCCTTCAGCTTCACAAAAATACAGAAAAGTGGTTTGGTTGCTTTGGTGGAATGGTTATTGCGACATACGACGCTATTCAAACGATGGATCGCGATGGCGGATTCAGCCGTCTATTGCCGTTGGTGACATGTCGTTCAGACAGGATGAGTTTCGAGCGAACCATGGGGGTTTTGATTGCCAACGCTGACAATAATAATATTATATATGGCCTATTGAGAGACATCCATTGTTACTGCAAGTGGGGAATCGTATACGCGAATCGTCACACAACCCAACACTTACCTATAACGAAGGTCTGGTCGGGAAGATAGAGAACTATCCCATTGCACGACGAAGTCGTAGATAAAGAGAAAAAAGTTTAATTTAAAAAAAAAGAGTATGATTCCCAAACAAATTCATAAAATAGTAATTACTGATGACGGTGATATTCCTACTTTACCCGAACCAATGAATGAAGCAATGCAAACATTTAAAGGTTTAAATCCTGAATATAAATTTAATTTATATTCTAAAAATGATTGTATTAAATATATTAATAAATATTTTAAAGATGATCCAGAAATTTTAAAATGTTTTTTAGCATTTAAACCAAATGCATATAAATGCGATGTATTTAGAATTCTTGTTTTATATAACGAAGGCGGGTGGTATTCTGATTCACGACAAGTTTGTTATCAATCTTTAGATATTTTAAATAACGCAGACAAGGAGTTTTATTGTGTAGTAGATGCACCAATTAATTCAAATTGTTTAACCCCGGCTTTTATAGGAAGTGTTCCCAAACATCCTATTCTTAAAAAATATATTGAAATTATTAAATTTAATGTTAAACATAAACATTATGGAGTGGATTGTTTGTATCCAATTGGTCCTGGTGCTTTTATGCAAGCAGCTATTGATTATTTGAGAAAGAATTATGAAAAATGTATGGTAGGTAGACATATCCTTGATAATCAAAACCAAAGTTTTTTTTGTTTTGAAAAAAAAATTTTTATTAAACATAAATACAATAGTCCTTCGGTTGGTGGAATTTTTAGTGACATACCTGGAGGAAACAATTACGGAGAAATGTGGAAAAATTGGGATATTTATAATTAAAAAATAATAAACAAACGTTTGACGAAAAAAGTATTTTTACCACAAGTGTTTTTACTCAACTTAAAAGAATAAATTGTATTTTAACTAAAACAAATATGTTTAACGAAACAACAAATTGTCGAATTTGTAATTCTAATGTGAAAGATATTTTTGATTTAGGACCACAAGGACTCGCAAGTGTTTTTCCTAAAAAAGATGAAATAGATCCAGTCACTGTTCCTCTTGTTTTGTGTCAATGCATTAATGAAGAATGTAAATTGGTACAACTAAAACATACAGTTAATAGCACTGAATTATACGAACAAGAATATGGATATCGTTCAGGTATTAATCAAACAATGAAAGATCACCTGAAAGGTTTGGTTCGGTCGATTGAAGAAAAAGAAACTTTGAATGATGGTGATATTGTTTTGGATATCGGGAGTAATGACGCAACACTTCTTAAATTCTATACTAATAAAAATCTTAAACGAGTGGGAATTGATCCAACCGGAAGTCAGTTTTTGAAATACTATGAAGATACTGACATTGATCTGTACCCAACGTATTTCAAATCAGGAATTTTCGAAGGAAAAGCCAAAGTCATTACAAGTATTTCAATGTTTTATGATTTGCCAGACCCTGTTCAGTTTATGCGAGACATCAAAAACACTTTGAGCGAAGACAAAGGTATTTGGGTAATGGAACAAAGTTATATGCCAAGTATGCTTAAACTCAACTCGTATGATACAGTGTGCCACGAACATCTTGAATACTACACACTCAATAATATCAATTACATGTGTAAAATGGTAGGCCTCGACATTATTCATGTAGATTTTAATGAATGCAACGGTGGAAGTTTTAGGGTTTACATTTCTCACCCAGGTTGTTTTACTCCAGATACTAAAAAAATTAATCAAATCATTCATGAAGAAAAAGATATTGACTTTGAAGCATTTAATAGGAGTTGTGAAGAGTCACGAACACAACTGGTATCTTTTTTGAAAATTCAAAAAGAAACGGGGAAGAAAATTTACATTTACGGAGCCTCAACAAAAGGAAACACACTCTTGCAGTATTGTGGAATTGACTCGACGCTCATAGAGGCCGCAGCCGAACGCAATCCAAACAAATATGGATGTCGGACACCGGTGACTGGAATTCCAATCATCTCCGAAGCCGAAATGCGTTCCCGGAACCCAGACTTTCTGTTTGTTCTTCCGTGGCATTTTAGAGACGAGTTTGTAAAAAGAGAAAGCGAGTACCTCAAAAATGGTGGTCAGATTATTTTTCCTCTACCTAAATTTGAAATCATTAAAGAATAAATTAGATTATAAAACAAATATGTCAGTATCTGTTCCGGTGTCTTACGGCGAACTCATCGACAAGATTACCATCTTGGAAATTAAAAGCGAGAAAATAACTTCTGAAAGTGCTCTTGCAAATATAAATAAAGAACTTTCAGAACTTAGGAAGCATGAACCATCCGGTGTCAGTGACCTTAAAATTAAACTCAAAGCAATCAATGAAGAGATTTGGGACATCGAAGACAGTCTCCACAAAAATGAAGAATCGGTGGAGAACCAAAAATTTGGTGAAGATTTTGTCGGATTAGCCCGGTCGGCTTATACAACAAATGATAAGAGATACATCCTCAAACAAGCAATCAACAAACGTCTGAATTCCTATTTGGTGGAAGAGAAGAGTTATTCGTATAAAGAATAGAGATGTTAAGGGAATATAAGTCATGAGTGACGTGCCTTCACCCCCAGGACTTGTATTATTAAGAACTACTTTTCCATCACCTGAATATACTATTTTAGGAAAATATGAAAATACAAATAAGACTGTGGAAGTTGAACATAATTGTGGACATAAATTCAACCCACGTGTTTCTCATATAGGTAGATTTAATAGGGAAATAAAATGTCCAGAATGTTTTAGCAATTTTAAGAAAGAAGAAACAAGAAAGAAAAATGAAAAAGAATTTCTTTCATATTTTGAATACTCCACGTTTGATGATGAGGATCCAGATGTGGCGGGACCGTCCAACCCTGACGGTGCGCCTCATAAATTTGTAATACGTGGAAAATTTATTAACGCGACCACTAGTGTAGAAGTAGAATATCCATGTGGTCATGTAAATAAACCAAGTCTCACTAGTCTTAAAAAAGGACATACTAGATGTAAGAAATGTTCTCTAAAAGAAAACGCTGAAAAACAAAAAATACCTGAGAAAAAAGCAATGGAAATATTAAAAAAAAGGTATTCAGAACCTGAATATGAAATAGTAGGAGAATATGTTAAAGCAGGAGATGGAATAGACGTTATCCATAATCCATGCGGAACCCTACTTAGACCAAGTGTATCAAAAGTAATAAACAATGAGGAACCAACTTGCCCAAAATGTTCAAGAATAGAAGCTGGAATTAAATCAAGAATTCCTGAAGACGAAGTAATGCCTAAAATAAGAGAAGTGTATTCAGAACCTGAATATGAAATAGTAGGAGATTATAATGGTTGTTCGGCTCCTATTGCTATATTACACGTTACATGTGGTAAAATAAATAATCCTATACCAGCAGATATAATACGCGGTAATTCGTCCACATGTAGAATTTGTAATTATAAAACGAATGGACAATATCTAAAAGAAATAAGCCAAATTACAATTGAGGATGTTCAAAAAAAAATTGATGAACGAACACAAGGTAGAATCAAAATTACTAAATTTATTGATACACACAGTGATATAGAATGCTATTGTACTTTACATCAAATACATTTTACACGCAGTTGTGGATTTATTTACAACGCCGATAGTTTTGGTTGTCCCACATGTATTGAAGAAAAAACACAACAACATTATAAGGTAAAAATTGAAGATTATACCAATACCACATCAGATATTTTGAGTGACACAAATAGACCACAACATTTTTTTGATGATGTTAAAAATCAAAGGTTAGTAATTGATAAACTTGGTAAAAAGTTAGGAATTGATACGTTGGACGATTGGTATAAAATAACATCCAGAGAAATGTTTGTGAAAAATAATTGTGTTGGTATTTTGACTAAATATAATTCATCACCGACAAATACCGTAATGTCATTGTATCCAGAACATAATTGGTCAGTTTTTAAATTTAAAGTGCACCCACAAAATTTATGGAAACGGGAAGGTATATATGAAGAGTGTGGTGAATATATTCGTAAAGAACTAAACATTAAGAAAAATAATATAAATGAAATTTATAAAATTAATTATCAAGCTATATTAAAATTGAAAATATCCCGTGCTATATATTTTCAAAACATATCTTTTTTTGATTTTTTTGTTAAATGTTTTCCTCAACATAAGTTTGAAAAAATAAAATTTGTTAGGTATAAAAGTGAATTAGAAGTTGCAGAATATTTATATGATTTTGGGTTTCAAACAATTAAACACGCATTGTGGGCAAAATCCGAATTTGTAATCAATCCAGAAAGTGGATATAAGATGCCTTATGATATTGTAATTACTGTTCAAAATCATATAATTTTTATCGAAGTTGATGGTGATCAACACTTTGAAGATATGGATTGTTGGAAGCAAACATGCGAAAAAAATCACGAACGAGATTTATTTAAACAAAATGAAGCATTATTACGAGGTAATTCATCTTTTATAAGAATTTATCAACGTGATATTAATCCAAGATTTGATTGGAAAGATGAATTAATAGATGCTATAAATGAAATAAAAATTGGTGAAGTGAAATACATATCATCTTGTGATAAATATAAAAATTGGTAAGTTTTAAACAAACGCCCAAAGATGGTCCGAGTAGGTAATCAAGACTTCCCTTTTTGTTAAATTTCCACTCGCGTTATCAAAGGTATGGTAAAAATTTTTTGAATTTAGTTCCATGAGTTCAATCAACATCGCATACGAACTCCCGAAACAATGAACCTCTTTGGCGCACTCGATTATTTTGCAGTAGTCAAACATGTTTGGGAACTCTTTATAGTGTTCATCTGGATTGAAAATTTTGAGGTCCGTGTTGTTGGGCAAATCGATGGAAATTCCTCTGCTCTTTGAATCGTGCACAAATATATACTCACCAGAAACTAAACCAAAGTGGTCAAAGATTTCATTTTCTTTCTCATGGTCTCTGTCCACTTTAAATTTTGTCTTCATGTAAAAAGGATTGAGTCCTGCTTGGATATAGGTTGCTTGTAACCAATTGCACATATTTTTACCTTCACCGACAGTGAACCAATTCCAAGCATAGGTCGGAATTTGGTAGGTTGCAAGCGGGAGTAGAGTGTATCCTTCTTGTTCATGAAGTTCATTGGCGCGTTTCCAAATTTCTTGTGGACTCGGGACCAACTCTTTCGAGTCCATAAATTCAAATGAGACCTTATCCGGTAAAAGATTCCGGTACATAAATTCACAAGTCAACTGGTGTGATTTCCGAGCCATTATTTTAACGGTGTGGTTGTGTTCCACAAAGTGTCTGACCATACCATTTAAAGTAAGTTGGTCACCAATACCTAAATGATGAATAATATAAATTTTCATTATATATATAAAGAAGTAAAACTTTATATTCTTTATATAAAATGTTTTCATTACAAGGATTCAGAGAAAATCTTAAACAACAATATCAATTTTCACAAAATGAAGTTGAGAAAACTGAAATTGTGAATTTAATTAATTTAACTACAAAATTAATTGTTGAACACGGTGTGGATGTATGTTATCCAATTCCAGAGAATAAAATTTTTTTAAATAATTTTGAAAAGAAAAAATATTCTCAATTTCAAGAAGATGGAATAACTGAAAAAATTTTTGAAGTTATTGGAACAACAAATAAATTTTACTTGGATTTTGGTGGAACCGAAACGACAAACAATAGCGAAGTTCTTCATAAAGAATATGGATTCACTGGTGTGCTGTGGAACGGAGACGATCTACCGTGTGAATATACAAAGATTCACAAAGAGTATATCACCTTGGACAATATTTTGGAATTATGTGACAAATACAATGTTCCAAAAGAATTTGATTTTTTGTCAATTGATATCGACGGCAATGATTGGTACATTTGGAAGAAAATGTGTGAAAACGGGAGGTGCCGTCCAAGAGTTGTTGTCATTGAGTACAATGCAACATTTCCACCACCCGAAGACAAAATTGTCGAATACAAAGAGGAATTTAATTATGATCTAACGATTTATCAAGGAGCGAGTATTCAAGCAATGTATAACTTGGGACGAAAGCTTGGATACTCGTTGGTGTGTACAGAAAGTTTTGGTTACAATTTATTTTTTATTCGTGATGATGTGGTTGGTGATCATTTTCATGGTGTAAATGATGTCAAGATGTTGTATCGCACACCTAAATTGGGGCATCGTCCATGTGCACCGGATGGTGTGAGACACACTGAAGACTGTCTCAAGACCTATCGACCAGATGGATTTTTAGGTCACAAACCAGACCTCTTAAACAGACCATGGATTTCCTCATCAGAAGCTTTTTCTTTGTGATTTTTTGGAACCGGGCAAGAATTACTTTGTTCAGATTTTTTAGGTGGGAGAAGTGGGCGTTTT